TGTTGCCCGTCGCAAATTGGTGCAACGCGCTGCGGCTAATGTCGCAAGCGTACCCTCGCCTGTAGGCGGGTGGAACGCTCGGGATTCTCTCGCAAACATGGCACCTACGGATGCCGTGCAGTTAGAGAACTACTTTCCCGGCGTGTCCAATGTTGTTTTGCGCGGCGGTTATGTAAAGCACGCTACGGGGTTCCCTGACGATGTAGAGACGCTGATGACCTACAGCGGCGGCACAGCAGATGAGTTGTGGGCTATCTCTGACGGTAAAATCTACAACGCAACATCTGCGGGTGCTATTGGCGCAGCGGCGGTCAGCGGTCTAACGAACTCCAAGTGGGAGTATGTGAACGTCACCACATCCGGTGGCAGTTTCATGTACATCGCCAACGGGGTTAACACGCCGTACCTATACAACGGGACGACTTGGACAAGCATCACGGGTATATCTACGCCTGCCATTACGGGCGTTACAACCACTACGCTTAACTCTCCGACGCTCTTTAAGAACCGCGTATGGTTTATCCAGAAAGACACGTTAAAGGCGTGGTACCTGCCAACCTCAAGCGTAGGCGGCGCGGCACAGGTTCTTGACCTGTCATCCGTTGCCAGACTTGGCGGCGTTTTGGTTGCAATGGCATCGTGGACGATTGACGCTGGTTACGGTGTGGATGACAACCTTGTGTTTGTCACCGACAAGGGCGAGGTTATCGTCTATCGCGGTACAGACCCGTCCTCTGCGTCTACATGGGCGCTTATTGGTGTATGGATACTAGGTGCGCCTATTGGTAATCGCAGCCTGATGAAGTATGGCGGCGACCTATTGATTCTGACCCTAGACGGCTTGGTACCCTTTGCGTCGGCGCTGCAATCATCGCGGCTTGACCCTAACATTGCGTTGTCTGACAAGATTCAAGGTGCGTTTGCGGCGTCTGCTGCGGCATATAGAACCAACTTTGGTTGGTGTATGTTGTACAACCCGAAGAACAACGCCCTCATCGTAAATGTGCCTGTGAGAGAAGGTGGACAGGAACAGTTCGTGATGAACAACATCACGAAGGCGTGGTGCAAGTTTACCGGCTGGAACGCCTTTCACTTTGGGTTGCTCGACGATACGCCGTACTTTGGCGCGGCAACCTTTGTGGCAAAGGCTTGGACTGCGGATAGCACCGGCTACATTGATGATACAAACAACATCAATGGCAAGATTCTGCAAGCCTTTAACTACTTTGAAACTCGCGGTGTGCAGAAGATTTTCACACGCGCAAGACCTAGCATTTTTAGCAATGGCACCCCGTCTGTACGGGTTGGCATCAATGTTGATTTCAACATTTCAGACAATGTTGCTCCGGTATCGTTCTCTACTCCGCTGACTGCCCTTTGGGACACGGCGTTGTGGGGTACTGCTGTGTGGGGTTCTGACCTTGAGATTCAGAACAACTGGCAGGGCGTTACCGGCGTTGGCTACTGCGGTTCGATACAGTTCCAGAGCAGCAGCAACAAACTGGCGATTCAATGGGCTTCAACTGATGTGGTGTACCAACTCGGATGGGCTGGCATATAACAAGCAGCCCCGAGGTGGGCGAATGGGTGTGCAATCAGACGGGCGGCGGGTATCACGCTGAACGCTCTAATGCGATTGGACTGCGAAAGGGAGAGAACATAGTTGGCGGCGTGGTTTACGAGAACTGGAACGGGCGTAGTGTGGTTTGCCACATAGCGTTAGAACACTTAACCCCGGCTTACCTTGCTGCCATGTTTGACTATCCTTTCAATGTCTGTGGGGTTGACAAAATCATAGCCCCTGTGGGCAGTAAAAACGCAAAAGCCCAGAGGCTTGTGCGTAAAATGGGTTTCACCGAGGAAGCGCGAATAAAGAACGCCGACACCGATGGTGATATTGTTTTCCTGACCATGACACGCGAGGCGTGTCGTTATTTAGGACATCGTTATGGGCAAAAAATCACCGAAGCCGCCTCCGGCACCTGACTACGCGGGTGCGGCACAGCAGCAGGGGCAAGCCAACCTAGATGCGGCGCGGCTTACTGCGCGAATCAGTAACCCCAACATCCAGACCCCGCTTGGCGGTCAGCGTGTGACCTTCGGGCGCAAGCAATTTGACAAGGCCGGGTATGACGCTGCAATGGCGCAATACAATGCGCGTCAGGCGCAGGCTACGGGCGCACAGCAGGGCGCACCCCCCACCGTTGGCGTTGGCGGTGGCGCTGCACAGCCCACCACGGGCGGCGGTGGCGTGCAGATGGGAGGTGGCGGTTTGTATGGCGGTGGTGGCGGCTACGGCGGCCCTGCGGGTGGCGGCGGCATGGGAATTGACATGGGCGTTTCAGCCGAGCCTATGGCACAGAAGGGCATGGCTGCTGCAAATCGAGCGCAGCAGCAGGGCATGGATTACACGCAAGGCGGCGGTATGCCGTATGGCGGTAATCGTTTTGATGCGTCTGGTATGGGGCCGGGTGCGGCTACCCGTGCAGGACAGGGCTATCGCAGCAATCAGTACATGGGCGACACAGCGCCAACCGAGGATATGTTCACCAGTATGGTGGACTTGGATACACCTAACATCGAGCAGTACCTGACCCCAGAGGCACAGGCTACCCTTGAGGCGCAGCAGCGCGTAGAGCGTGCGTTTTCTGGTCTTGGCGAAAAAGCCATTAAAAATGTTCAAGATGTTTACGACAAGCCTTTTGCCGCGCAGGGCTTGCCGGAACAACAGTTCAACTTTGGCGGGTATGGCAACCTGCCGACCGCTCCCGAGTTGCAGGGTCGCGCACGCTCTGATGTGTCGTCGCTCCCGGTTAACTACGGCCCTACGGCGGGTCAGTACGGCTTTGCTGGAGGCGGCCCCGGTGCGCTAAACCTTCAAGGCTTGGACCCAAGCGGCATTGGCGGCGTGCAGACGGGTACGGGTCAGTTTGGGCAGGCACAGGGTGGCCCCAACGCGCCAAGACTTCAGGGTCAGTTAGATACCTCGCAACTTGCTGCGATGCCGATTAACGCTGGTATGACGGCGCAACAGGCAATCATGTCTCGTTTAGACCCCCAGTTGCAGCGTCAACGGTCGCAGTTAGAAACCCAACTTGCTAACCAAGGTCTTGCGCGTGGCGGTGAGGCATACAACGCTGCCATCACCGAACAGCAGCAGCAGGAAAACGACCTGCGGACACAGGCTGCGTTGCAGGGCATTAGCCTTGATATGGGCGCTCGCCAGCAGGGGCTAGGGGAAGCACAGACCCTAGGCGGCTTTGCCAACCAATCGGCTCTGGCAGGCTTTGGCGCAGGTCAGCAGGCTACCCAGTCCCAGAACGCTGCCATCGCACAGAACGCAGGGATAGCGTTGCAGTCTGGGCAATTTGCCAATCAAGCGCAGGCGCAGCAGTTTGCACAACGCCTCGCGGCTGGCGAGTTTGGGCGGGATGCACAGTTGGCTTCGTTCCAGACGGGACAATCGGCACAGGATGCCGTTAACCGCGCTATCTCGCAAAACTTCAGTCAAGGCTTGGGCGCGGCGGGTGCGTACAACGCGGCTGCGGGTCAACAGTTTGGTCAGGACATGGACATCGCTGGTCTGTACAACGCGGCACTTGGTCAAAACCAAGCGGCAACGTTGCAGCAGGCACAGGCACAGGCGGCGCTTCAGGCGCAGGGCTTTAATCAGTCGCAGTCACAGGCAAACTTCCAGAACGCCCAGCGGCAGGCAGCACTTCAAGAGCAGTTGGCGCTGCGTCAGTTGCCGCTTAACGAGGTTGCCGCAATCATGGGTGGAGCGCAGGTGCAGTTGCCGCAATTCCAGTCCTACCAAGGCGCGGAAGTTGGCGCGGCTCCCATCTTCGGAGCGCAACAAGCAGCGGGTAATTTCGCGCAACAGACTTACGGCAACCAGACGGCTGCATATAACGCCAAGATGGGCGTGCTTGGCAGTATAGCGGGTGCTGCGGGTATGTATGCGGGCGCTAAATCTGACCGTCGCCTAAAATCCAACATTGTGCGCGTTGGCACTCACCCGCTCGGCATCGGCATCTACGAGTACGACATCTTCGACCGGCGAGAGCGCGGCGTAATGGCTGACGAGGTGGAGCAAGTCAAACCCGAGGCTGTGGCTATAGACCCGGCAGACGGCTACAAGATGGTTTACTACGGGATGCTGCAATGAGAAGCCCATACCAGTCATTTAACTCACCCATGATGAACGGCGGTCGTGGTCAGCGTATGGCGCAGATGCTCCAGATGCAGGGTCAGAGCCAACAGGTGAGCAACAACGCAGGGGCGCAGACCGATATGCAGTATTCACCCCCGCAGAACGCTGCGGATGTGAACCGCGCACCGCGTCAGTTCTCTCGTCAATACCAGAAAATGCCAAACACGCCGGGGATGACAAACCCGCAGGGCGGCGTAGACCGTGGAGGATTTGAAAATGGCTAATGAACGCTATAAATCAGTCTCAACCTTTGCGCTCCCAGACGAGTACCAGCGGCAAGCCTCTGAAGCACGCCGTCGTCGTCGTATGGCAGAGATGC